GGCAGCGATGCTCAGCATAAAGCCAATTAGCGCCAATCGCTGGCCGATCTTCCAGTTCCACCAAATCACGGCGTGAGTATGCTGCTTAGGGTGAACGTCGGCAATGGGGCGGGTCCGGAAAGGCCGGTTTCGGCGACAGATTTCGAATCCCGGACATGCCACATCAATCGCTCCAGCCTCAACCCACCGAATTCGCTCCTGTCATAAATAGTCCTAGACTAGTCAACAGGAGCCTCCTTTAAATGTCGTATATCGTGCCCGTTCTGGGCGAAACTATTCTCGTTAAGATCGGCAGCGGCGCATCCCCGGAAGTGTTCGCTACACCAACTCTTATCAACACGTCGCGCTCGATCTCGTTCGCCACCTCAACCGAGACCGATCAACTTATCGATCTTGAAAACCAGTCCGCCCCAGCGCAGACCGTGCGCCGCGTCACCAGCACTGATTGCAAGATCGACGGCGAAGGCATGGTCAACAAGGGCGATGTCCATGAATGGCTTGAATGGGCGCAGGGCGGATTGATCAAAAACCTTCAGATCACCGACTCGACATGGACGGTGGAAGGTCCCTTCGTCCTCACCTCGTTCCAGATCACCGGTGAACGTCTGAAATCCTCGACGTGTCAGATCACACTTGAGCAGGCTGGCGCGGTCACCGTCACGGAAGCCTGACCGTTCGGCGGGGGATCGGTCGCACTGAATAAATACAGGCAATATGACCAACCCCCGCCAATCCCGTTCCGCCACCCTCGAAAACGTCTTCGTCGGTGAAGGATATTTCGACCTCGCGCTTCGCATCGGCGAACTCATCATTCTTCAGGAAAAGACCGGCTGCGGTCCCTACGTCCTCGCCAATCGAATCCTAACGGGTGAATGGCGCGTCGAGGATGTTATCGAAACGATCCGCCTCGGGCTGATCGGCGGCGGCATGGATCACCGCATGGCCTTCGACATCGTCACCCGCCACATCACGGCAGGCAACATCTTTACGTATGCCAGCACCGCAGGCGAGGTGGTCCTCGCCGCGATCATGGGCGTGGATGATGAGCAGCCCGAAACCGGCGACGGGGAGGACGATGATGCGGACCCCATGATGCCCCCAACGGACTAATCCCTTGGGGGCGTTTCTATGAAAATGCCGGTGCTGCGGGTTTCACGCCAACCGATGTGAAAACGATGTCCCTTTGGGAGTACAGCTTCACCCTTGGCGGCTTCCGCAAGTTCCATTCATCGGGCGAGACAAAAACGAACGCGCCTAGCGAAGACGAATTCGAGAAGTGGATGTCGCTGTACGGCGAGGCCAGCCCGTCGATTAAGGCCGATCAATAAATAGAGGCATGGCCTCTTCCAATGCTCTCACGACCCGCTTCGCCGCAGACATCACGCAATTCGAGCGCGAACTTCGCAGGCTCCAGAACCTCAACGCGCGCGCCGCCGCGCGCCTAGCCGCTGATCAGGCGCGGGCCGCGCAGCGCGCCGCGCGCGCGTGGAACGACAACGATCCATCGAAGCACCTCACGCGGCAGATTTCGTCCATGCGCGACGAGATCAAGCGCTTCGCGCCGATCCTCGCGGGGATGTTCGGGGCGTCCGAAGTCCTGCGCGCCGCCGACACGTGGACCCGGTTCACCAATTCGCTCAAGGTGGCTGGTGTCTCGATGCTCGACCTCTCGCGGGTGCAGGGCCAACTATTCGACATCGCGCAGAAAAATGGCGTCGAACTCGAAAGCCTTGGTGTCCTCTACGGGCGCACATCAGGCAGCGCGGGCGAACTCGGCGCGACCCAACAAGACCTGATCAAGTTCTCGTCCACCGTCGCGACCGCGCTGCGTGTGCAGGGTGGATCGGCGGAAGCTGCTAGTGGCGCGCTCCTCCAGCTTTCGCAGGCCCTTTCGGGCGGCAAGATACAAGCCGAAGAGTACAACAGCCTCATCGACGGCGCGCGCCCCCTCCTCGAAGCCGCTGCCGCTGGATCAACCAAATGGGGTGGCTCGGTCGCAAAGCTGACCAAGGACGTCAAATCCGGGAACGTCACTTCGAAAGCATTCTTCGATGCCGTCCTCGAAGGCTCTGACATGCTTGAAGGTAAGGCTGCGAAGGCCGCAACCACCCTTTCGCAGGCAATGACTGTACTGGCGAATTCGTTCACCCGGTACATCGGCGATTCAAATCAGGCGACGGGCGCGACCGCTGTTCTGGTCGAAGGGATCAAAGCACTTGCGGACAATCTGCCTGCCGTTGCCAACGCGCTCGCGGTGATCGCGGGAGTCTACGCGGCCACTCTCATCCCCGGCATTGCCCGCGCAACCACTGCGTTTGTCGCCAACGCGGCTGCCGCAGCTTCGTCGGCTGCGGTCTATAGCGTGGCATCCCGGTCTATCGCCGTGGGCGCAACCGCGATGAATACCGCCACTGTTGCCGCTACGGGTCTGACGGCTGCGCTTGGTGGCCCCCTTGGCATTGCCCTAACCGCCGTGGCGGCAGGCATGGCGTACTGGGCTTACTCGACCGCGCAGGCCAACCAGCGTACCGCCGAACTACATTCGCAGGTCGCCGAACTCGCCACGAAGCTCGACGTCGAAGCTGATGCTGCCGTCAACGCTGCGGCAGCCACCGGCAATGTCAGCAAGGCTTCGGTCATCGCCGGGGCCAAAACGCGTGGTCTGCGGATCGAGGTCGAAAGCCTCACCGACAAGTACCAACTCCTCGCCGAAGCGGCGCGTCAGGCCGCGTATGACATCGCTAATACAGCGGTGGTCGATGCGGAGGGGAAGTATAACCGCAAGGTCGCCGAGGAGAAGTCCAAGACCACCCCCGCTGTCTCGACCTTTGGCCGCGATCCCAAGGACCGCATGCTCGGCATCAACGACGGGCGCGGCGCTTGGGACGCGCAGGCGGTCAGCGCGGCGAACAACTCACAGGAAGCCCGCGATCTCGCGCAGGCCAAGGCCGTTCGTGATGCGCTTCGCGACCCCAAGTCCCGCGAGAAGTTCATCGACAAGCCTTCCGCTGCCCCGGTCACAGCGACAGATGGCAAGGGCAAGAAAGGGTCGAAGGGAACCACGCCTAGCGATGGTACCGACGAACTGCGCAACCTCGAAATCGAGCGCCGCCAGCTTCTCATGCAGGAGACCACCGACCTCGCAGAAAAGCTGCGCATCCAGCGGGAAATCCTCGCCCTCCAACTGGAGGACAAGATCGACGCCATCACCAAGCGCGTCACCTCGGGTCAGTTGACGGCGGCAGCGGGTGAAACCCTGAAAGCGAAGGAAACGGAACTCGCGATCATCGAGGATACCAACCTCGCAGCCGCGAACGCCCGCGATGTACAGGAGCGCAAAAACAAGATCGCGCAGGAGGATGCCGACCTCGCCGCCGACACGCTGCGCGCCGAAGCCGATTATCTCGATGACCGCGCCAAGTACGCCAAAACCGCGAGCAAGCGTCATGATTACGAACTCGAAGCGCTCGAAAAGCGGCAGGAAGCCGACCGTCTCGAATTCGAGGTGCGCCGCCAGCAGTACGAAGCCGACCTCCAGCTTCTCGGCCTCTCGCGCCAGCGCATCGACGCGATGCTCGCGCAGATGGACAAGAATTTCGAGGACGGTCAGGTCCGCGACACGGACAACACGATCCGCGACCAGTCCAAGGACGATCCCGGCGTCAAGGGCCGCGTCAAGGACCACGCATCCTCGACCCACTGTGAGAGACGGTCGGCGCGGGTCATGAGCGGCCCTCCAATGCCTTGAGAAGCGCGTTGCTGTACTTGATCCGTTCCGCGAGGCCGTGGGAACCACCGTTAATGCGCTTGCTGATGTTCGTGATTTGCCAACCGTCCGCGAGTTCGTTGAGCCGGTTGGTCTGCCAGAACCACGCCGCGCCCATGAACCCACCTTCATCCGCCTCAAGGTATACGCTGGTTTCCTCGACGGTCTTGCCCAGAGCCTGCGCCAGCGCTGTGACGTTGTTCCGAAAAGTGATCTGGAGAAAACCTTTTCCTCTGAAACGCCAGCCATCACCAGAGTCGACGTCGCCATTTCCTCCCCGGTTAGCGTAGACGAAATTCGCGATCGCTATGGGGTTCCGGGCATAGCGCTTGGCCGTGCCCATGCTGGTAAAGCGCTTTGGCCATATGCTGATGAGCCCTTCCGCGCTGTAGTTGAGGTTTTCAGTTCGCGTCGAGAACAGCGCGGATTCGTGCGCGCATTGTCCGAGGAACGATGCGATCCGGCGTGGCGTCGTGATATTGAATTTCGCCATCGCGGCGGGGGCGTGGTCGCACACCATCTTGGCGTTCGCGATGGTGATGCCGGGAAGTGCGGCACG